GGCGCGCCTCGGAGTCCTGTCAATAACTGTGGGGAAGGTCAGCGCAGTGTTGACATAAAACCGGAGGTTACGCCGTCTGAGTACGCCTCCGCTGTAATGAAACTCGTTGAAAGCGGCGATGTGAGCTGGACGGATTGGGACGTCGCCAAGACCCTGAGAGACGCAGCAAAAGCGCAGGCTCCGAAAATAAACCTACAGCAGCGAAGCGCTAACCAAAATAAACCGCGAGATTTAGCGCCATCCGCGCGACTTACCCGCAGTGAGCGGGATAGAACGTGGCAAATAAGCCGAGATTTAGCCAAAGAAGGTATTACCGCACAGCGCTGGGAGCTTGATGCGTTGGCGCGCGGTGCAACCGTGAGATTTGACGACAAAGTCTTTTCATATCCGCCGCGCCATGATTGGCCGGGGTTCGATGATGTATAGCATTTATACAAACAAGGTCTGCTTATGCATCCCCAGCGATACGAATACAATTTTTGAGCAAAATATTATTGGCAAGAAAATAGGTTGTTGAGTAGGCGTTTTTAAAAAGGGAGACACAATATGTTGTGTATAAAGATTTAAAAAGTTCATCTAGTGTAAAAACCATTGATTAGTAGCCGTCATTTGCTATACACCTATTGTAGGACGAGTAAGTAATGGACATGTTGTACACCATGTGAACTTACTTGGTTTTCTATGGTCTATTAAATTAGACAGTTTTTTTGACTCGTTACATTCGCGGTTGTACTATTCGCCACCAATTATCCATGTGGCGATAGAGATACGATGGGAAAGCGTAACGGGAAAGGTAGGCAGCAAGGGCATGTTGTAACCTGGGCGCAAGCATGGCGAGATGTGATGCAATCCGCGATGGCCAGAGGTTTACTTATCCCGATTACGATCAGTATCGTGTTGATGATAGCTGCATGGCGAATGCCGGGAGAAGATGTATCTTCGGTAGCATTCTCGATCATTGGTGGTCTGAAAGACCATTCATTAGTTGGATGGGCTCTTTGTGTTTTGCTAGCAGTTGCGTGGAATTGGCATGCTCGCGTAATGCGACGATGCTTTAGTGCTGAAGCGCAACGGATTGGTAACGAAAAGACGAAATATCAACAGAAGCAAACGGCTAGAGAACTTGGATCTAGCGATAAGTAATGTTTGCTATAAGGAGTTTATATGCTGACAGTGCTTTTTTACGTGCTGTTAGGTATGGGTGCAGCACACTACATCTACGAAAGAATAATTTTACCTTCTATTCGACTGCATTATAGAAACCAGCTTTTTGAACTAAGGGACATAGCCCGTAAAAAGATGATCGACGGGACATCTGAAAGCGGGATGCAAGCGGCGGGTTTAGTTCATGAAGCTTTGAATAATGCAATTAATAGGCTGCACCTGCTAACGTTGCCTAACAAGTATAGGGCGCAAAAGAAGATTTCTCAGGATCCGTCAATCATGAATCGGTTGAAAAGAGAGATTGAGATCTTCAACAAGTGTGATGATGGCGAAATCGTCGGTGTCATGATGCGTTCAAATGATTTACTAGAAAGAGTATTTCTATTCAATAACTTAATGATGTTAATTTATCTCTTTCCTGTTGTGCTATGTTTGCTGTTCCTCATCAAAGTTGTGAAAACAGCTAATAATTGCGTTAAATGGTTAAGTGGCAGAGAGCTAGAAGAAGCAATTATGTTATTGCCAGATCGACAGGTTGCTAAAGTCGTATACTCATCGTCTTGATTGTAATTTTCTAGCTGCATGTTGTTGCATTGAAATGCATCGAAAGCCTAAGCCCTCCTATGTTAAGCCGTGCCAGTAATGGCGCGGCTTTTCTATATCTGCAAACCTGCATTAAAACCGATATATGAAGCGGGCAGGCGTGGCGGGGATAGCATTGCGCGCTGAGGGTGTTAATACGGTTATATCTGATCGTCTGAGGGCGTCGTGGTGCTGTTTGGGGTGTCGGTTTGGATGTTGATGCGTCTTTTCGCTTCCTCGCGGTGCTGGCGCTCCTGTGGGCGCTGGTGAGGGATACAAAAAAGCCGCCCGGCGGCGGCTGTTGTGGTTGTCTGTTCGTTACTTGTTTTTCGGTAGCTCGTAAGGCTTAAAGCGAACCACTTCCTGACCGAGAAAGTCATTCACCTCTTTGATGCGCTCCTGTAAGGGCGTGAGCTCGTTGCGCACAAAAACCTGAGCCGCTTTGACGACGTCACCAAAGCCGCCGGTGTTATTGGGCACGACGCCCATCATCTGGGGTGGCACGCGGTGAGCGCTGAGCAAGTCATCGCGGGTCGCGTTCTTGATGTTAAAGAAATCATCCTTGGTCGCTACCTCGCTAAGCGGCACAATCTTGATCCCATCGGGTTTACCGTTCGGCGCATAGAAAAACAGGTTTTTAAAATTACCCAAACCTTTCGAGCTGCGCATTGCCTCACGCAGTGCCTCAACGTCGGTGTTGCTCTGCGCGGCGTCGGTCACGTACATGATGTATCCGGCGTGTGCGCCGTTCTGGTAATACTTGCGACGGAACAGGGTCGCGGATTCATTCAGCCACGCCGAGTTGAGCGAGCTCATATATTCCGGCAAGCCGTACAGCTCCTGATTAATATCTGGCTCAATCAAGTGGAACACCGAACGCGGCGCGAAGCGGTGCGGCTCTTTGAATGACTGCACGAACCAGTAAACATCCTCCTCAACGCCTCGGCGGGTATATTTTGCCGGTGAGCATTCCAGTCGCATAACCTCCCCAAGCTGATTAAAACGCTTCTCTAAAAAAGCATTTCCAAAGACCAGATAGTCGAGCACGTAGCGGCTAAATTCCTGCTGGCTCAGTAACGGGTGCGGGATAAAGGTACTGGCGAGAATGTTGCGCTTTACGTAAATCGGCGAGCTGTGGTGAACGGCGGCGCGCAGGCTTTTCGCCAGCCCCGCAAAGCTGACCGGCGGCTCGATCCATTTGCCGTTGTTGATGCATTCGGCGTAGTCGAGAATGTCACGGCGGTCTAACACCGCCGAGGGCTCACCGAAGGTAAACGCCTGTACTGAGGTATCAGGTTGCGCGGTCATTTTTTTGGCGCGTTGGCCTTTACGTTTGCTCATTAGTTAAATTCCAAAATTGAAGGGGTGACGTTGCCGTTACCGGCGGTGAGCGGTTCGTTAATCATTGCGTGCATGGCCGCCCATGCGATATCGGCGTGGCTGACTTCCTCGCTACGGCTGGCGACGTAGGTCATGCCGCGTCCGCTGGCCGTCATGGTTTTACGTATGGCCATAAACGAGAGCGTGATATCGGTGTAGGCGATGTCGTACTCCAATCGCCCTGTGGTGATGAGGTCTTTTGCTTTTAGCACCATGTTGGTTTTCACCTCAGCGCTATAGCGAATTTCCCGTACCGCTGGGAAGAAGTTGCGCACCAGCTGGTAAACGCCTTGCCCGATGCCGGTGGCGTCAATGCCGATATATTCCACGACGTATTTGTCCGTCAGTGCCTTGATGGATTCGGCCTGTGTGGCGAAGTCCATGCCTTTCCACTGGTAGCGCTCCAGAATGCGGAACTTACCGCCGGGAACGGCGGGAGGTGCCATCACCACACAGCCCGCGCTGTCGCCGGTGTTCGACGGGTCATACCCAATCCACACCGGACGATAACCAAACGGTCGAGGGTGTTGGTCAATCTGGATAAAGTCTTCCCACTCCAGCCTCGAATCGACCATGCAGGCTTGCAGCTCCTCGAACGGGAACACCGACGCCTTATCATCGACAAACTCACACATAAACAGGTTGCGGAAATCCTCGGCGCTGTTTTCCCGTTTTAACGTATCGAGATCGAATAGGTCGCAGCCACCGGCGAGCGCATCCTCGATGGTGACAATCTGCCGCCATTGTCCGTCGGCACACAGCGCGCCTTTCGCCAGTGCGCTGTGGCTGATATCAATATCGACACGGTCGTCGGCGCTGCTGCGCCCTTTGTTAAATAGTTCACCCGACCAGAACGGATACGCGCCATGTGCCAGTGTGGACGGCGTCGAGAAATAGGTGGTACGCAGATGTTTTTGCGAGGCCATACCTGACGCCACTTTTCGCAGTTTCTGGAAATTGGGGATCCAGAAAATCTCATCGACCAATAGGTCGCCGTTATGGCTCTGCGCTGTGTTGGAGTTGGTGCCAAGAAAAATCAGCTTTGCGCCGTTATTGCCGAGCACAATCGGATCGCCGGTGAGCTCCACATCCACCATGCGCGCAAACTGGATGATGTATTCACGGAACACATAAGCCTGAGTCTTACTGGCCGAGAGAAAAATCTGGTTGTGGCCGGTATCGAGCGCACGCAGTAGCGACTCACGCGAAAAGTAAAACGTAGCGCCAATCTGGCGCGATTTGAGAATGTCGCGAATACGGTATTTAAGCCCGGCCTCATGCCAGCCGAGCTGGTAGCCGAAAGATTGTTCGAAAAAAATCGACTTGAGTTTCTCGATGGCCTCGTCGCTGAAATAGTTCTTTTTCGGTGCTTTACGCTCGCCCTTATTGCGGTTGCGCACGTTCGGATTTAAGTCGGCCTCGTTGCCGGTTTGGCTATAGCGATTCACGCGCGCTAGGCGCTCAATCTGGCGGCCTAACAGGTCAATCTCCTTGTAGTCACCGCCGTCCTTTTTAGGTTTGGCAATCAGTTGAATTAAGCGGGATTCGATGCTGGTTTCCACGCGGGAAATCGGGTGGATGTCGTCCCACTTATCGCGGCGTTTCCAACTGTTGACGGTCGGGATTTTCTGACCAAGCGTTTCGGCTATTTGACGGGGTGAAAAACCTTGCCAGTAGAGCAAGGCCGCCTGTCGCCTCGGGTCATGAAGGAGTGATGTGTCCGTGGTAATCATCGATATTGCCTCTCGCATAGATAACGAGGGCAAGGCTACGCAAGGCAGAGTGGGCGCGCCTTACAGGGCTGTTGTGTAGGCGATTGTCAGACGGGGATTGATGGCGGTGTCAGTGCTGGGTGGGGAAACTAGCCCCGATACCAAACAACCCAAACACCACTCAGGACACCTGAATAATGGCAAAGAAAGTATCTAACTGGTTTCGCATTGGCGTCGAGGGTGACACCTGCGACGGGCGCAACATTGAGGCGATTGATATCCAGCAAATGGCCGACAGCTTTGATCCCCGCGTTCGCGGCTGTCGCATCAATCTCGAACACATCAAAGGCGTGTTACCAACAGGCGATTTTAAGCGCCTTGGTGATGTGGTCGAGCTTAAGGCCGAAACCATTGAGGATGACTCCATCCTAAACGGCAAGCTGGCACTCTATGCCAAGATGGCACCGCTCGAGGATTTGGTCTCCATGGTCAAGGCCGGGCAAAAGATTTACACCTCGATGGAAATTCGTCCGAACTTTGCCAATACGGGCAAAGCCTATCTGGTCGGCCTTGCGGTCACCGATGACCCCGCCAGCCTCGGAACTGAGATGCTGGAATTCAGCGCTAAGGCCAAAGTGAACCCGTTCGCCGGTAAAAAAGAGCAACCTGACGACCTGTTTTCTGTGGCGACACTGGTCACGCTGGAATTTCAGGACGTTCCCGACACGCTTCTCACCACACTGACTGACAAAGTCACTCGCATTTTTAGCCGCAAGCAAGCCAACGATGACG